TGGGAAACCGTTAAGAAACAAGAGGGTTGTAAAGACTTTCAAATTTTAGTTAAGTAAGCCGGCCTTCTAAAGTGTTCTTATTGTGTAGACAACACTAAAATGACTTCAACTCGCAAACTTCTTTCTACTCTTTGTTACGAAGCAATTTACACTCTGCAACCTTGCACTAAAAGTGAAATTAAGGAGTACGTTGCTGATACAGTTTATGATCGTGGACAAGATTCACGAGAATTTATGAAAGAGTTTGGAGATTGTGGTTGGGTTTTTCAAAATCTAAAACCAGCAGTTTCTTGCACTCAAGTTGGTCCGAAAAAATGGGTTTGGTCAGCAATTTGAAGCCGGCCCTCTAAAGTGTTCCACTAATGTAATGACAAACTCAATGGATTATTACCTGACTGAGCAACAAGTTGAAGAACTGGTCAATTTTGATCATGTTTATGAAAATCTTGAAGATTTAATTCAAGATGAACAAAAATTTGACATGAACGAGTACCTCAAATCTAACATTGATTATTGATATGAAACCATCTGAAATCCTGTATCAACTTCGTGACCTTCGTGATTCTTGGAGAAGGCAATCTTTTACATACACTAATGATCAACAAAAGAGATTTGATGAACTCAAAAAACTAAGGCACGATCGTATCAATGAGATGTATGAGAATGGTATGGTTTATAAATCTGGAGCATCTAAATAAAAGGAGGTAAGATCTTTTCTCAGATGAAAACTTTTCAGGAGTTTATTACTGAAGTATACGATAAAGAAGTCCAAGGACGTTCTCAAATTAGGAGAACTGGTGAGGGCGGAAGAATCGGTGCTGAGCGTAAGAAAACAGAACCTGAAAAGAGACGGATGAAAGCTGTTGGCGGGGGCAAGATGGTCCCCGCTAAGGATTACAAACCAAGAAAAGATATTGGTCAACAGCGTCAAAGATCTGAAAAAGAACAGCAACCAACACAGGACAGAGGTTCTGCAAGAGAGAAACAGTTAGCAGCAGCAAAGGCTGAAAGAAAGAAAGCAGCACAAGCAAGAGCAGCAGCAAGAAAGTCTGGTGGTGCATCAACAACAACCAAGACAACATCTAAAGATATTGAAAAGCAGGCAAGTAAGTTGCTCTCCAAAAAGTCAGCAAAGAAAGTAAGTCCTGATTATAAACCACAATCTGCATCAGGTAAAAGTAGAGAAGAAAGAAGACAAATTCGTAGGCAGGGTGAGAAACTCCGTCGCCATTTAGTGAAAGGAATTAACAAACCGGTGAAGGAATACGAACCCAGATAGAGGCCGGCCCTCTAAAGCGTTCCTATAATGTAAGCGTCCTCAGCACCCTTTACAATCGCCTGTAAGGGTGCTATTATATTATTCTGGTACAAACCACCCACTGTGACTATTTCTCTTCGTAAGCATCAAACGGACATTGTTGATCGTATGCTTGCATATGACAAAGGTCAAATTATTGTGCCTACAGGTGGTGGCAAAACTATCTGTATGATTCAGGATGTTATAGAGAATTGTAAGTATATTGACAACGGAATGACGACTGTTGTTGTTGCTCCACGTATTCTGTTGGCAGAGCAGCTTTGCAGTGAATTCCTTGAGTTGATTGATACAACTTACACACATGTAATGCACGTTCATAGTGGTGAGACACCTCACTATTCTACAACGAAAGCAGATAACATTCATATCTTTGCTAACACTGCTCGCACAGCAGGTGAGAACTGCATTATCTTTACCTCTTATCATTCTCTCCATCGTGTCATGGAGGCAGATATTGAGGTGAATAACATCTATTTTGATGAAGCACACAATAGCGTTCAGCGTAACTTCTTCCCTGCGACTAAGTATTTTGCAGAGAATGCAAATCGTTGCTATTTCTTTACAGCAACTCCCAAACATTCTCTTGCTGCATCTAAACCTGGAATGAATTGGAGTGTCTATGGTCAAGTTTTATGTAATGTTCCTGCTCCTCGCCTTGTTGATGAAGGGTACATTCTTCCTCCAAAAGTGGTTGTTAAACAACTGCCAATCATCAAGGGAAGAAAAGTTATGTATGCTGAGGATGGAGACAACCTCATCGAAACTATCGATGACAACAATATCGACAAGACTTTGATCTGTGCTCGTTCTACGAAGCAAATTATGGGTCTTGTCTCACAATCAGACTTTTGCCTACAACTCAAGGAGCGTGGATACTCCTGGATGATGATTACATCCAAGACAGGTGCAATCATCGACGGTAAGAAAGTCAATCGTGACGTATTCTTTGACACTCTGAATGAGTGGGGCAAGGAAGATGGCAAGAAGTTTGTTGTCATCCACCATAGCATTCTGTCTGAAGGTATCAACGTAAGTGGTCTTGAAGCTGTTATTTTCATGCGGAACATGGACTACATTGGTATCAGTCAGTCTATCGGTCGTGTGATCCGTCTGGGTAGCACTGAGAAGACATTTGGTTTAGTCTGCATCCCAACTTATGACAGAGTTGGTATCAGCACTGCCAAGAAAGTTCAGGCAGTTGTTGATGTAGTGTTCAATCAAGGTCAACCCGCTATCAGTGAGATTAAGCGATGAATTATACAAGAGCAGATATTATCGATGCATTATGTGCAGAGTGGGACTATCTCTGCCATGATGATTTTGATCCTGAAAATGATCCTACAACAGAAGAATACCGTGAAGAACTTCAAGAATATACGTTAGAACAGTTGATTGAAGAAACATCAACAGGTGAAGGTTACACATTTGAAGAGTTTATGGAGAACTGGAAATGAAACTAAAACAACCACCAAATCCTTACATTTTAGATTCTCAACTTAAAGAAACTGGTTTCTTAGTTGGAAAAAATTGGGAAGATCCCAATTTATATGCTGCTGTACCTTTGGGAGGTAGTGATACACAACTCGTGATTATTCACAAGGGAAAGCAACTCAAAACCTGTCGCAATCGTAAATCAGCAATTAACTTTATCACAAAGCATAGTAAAGGAAAGTCACTAGCAAAACTCCCTGTCTAAAGCCGGCCCTCTAAACTGTCTCTGTAGTATGAAGAACACTCACCTAGAACATCCCGAAGACACTATTCTTACGGGTGACTTGTCTGTCTTGGATTGGTTTACCGAGGACAGTCATCTTTCTCTCAAAATAGATGGTGCTCCTGCGATTGTGTGGGGTACTGATCCTGCCACTGGCACATTCTTTGTAGGAACTAAAAGTGTTTTCAACAAAAAACTTATCAAAATCAATCACTCTCATGAAGAGATTGATGCTAATCATGTTGGCAATGTTGCTGATATATTACACCATTGCTTTGATAACCTTCCTGATTTCGCTGGGATTATTCAAGGTGATTTTATTGGGTACGGTGGTAACTGTACTTTTTGCCCCAATACGATCACTTATGTTTTTCAAGAAACTATTGAACAGGATATAATCGTAGCACCACATACAATCTATGTGACAAAGACTGATCTGCGTGATGCTATCGCATCTCCTATGATTCTGTGCCCTAAGAGTACGGATCATTGTCTATTCATTGCTCCTAAGTGTGAGCAACTGGATGAGGATTGGAGTGGCATTGTTTCATTTGCTCGCCAGATGTCTACTCTCTGTGAGTTCATGGATGACAAGAAAGCTAAGCGAGTCAAGCAACAACTGAATGCCTGTATTCGTGAAGGTTTCCCTATTGATGACATAGTACAAGATGCAATCGCAAGTGAGAATGACATAGACGTAAACGTATTGCGTTTGTGGTCTCTTGTCAAGTCAATCAAGGAGGACATGTTGTTTACTTGTAACAATAATGGTCCTGATGCTTACATTGGTCTTGATGAATGTGATGGTGAAGGATATGTTCGCACTAATGATATTGGAATGTATAAACTCGTGAATCGTGAATCTTTTAGTCATGCAAATTTCAACATGGCAAAGGGTTGGGAGCCGGCCCTCTAAAGTGTCCCTATAGTATGAGCACCACTCAATCAATGACCATCACTCAAACTAAACCACAATTCCTAACTGAAGCACTTATCGAAGTGCTGAACAATCAATGGAAAGTAGATTCGATTGAATCTGGTCGGTCTACCTATCATCAACTGGAGGTAGAAGAAGGTCGCAAATATATCAAAGTCTGGCAAAGACTTGATCGTGAGGGTGTTAAAGATACCACACGAGGCTGCTGGATGTTCGTTGATAAGAACACTGGTGAATGTTACAAACCTGCCAGTTACAAAGCACCTGCAAAAGGTGTCCGCTATCTGATCACTCAATTGGCAAATAATCCTCAAATTTGTGATCCTTACGGTTCCTTTCTTTATCTCTGACTAAAATGAATCATAACATCAAAGATGTAACAAACTCACCAAAAGATTGGGAAGACTTTTGGAACTCACCAGATCCTGAATCTGAACAACAGGAACATCCTGAATCAGAGCATCAACAACATCCTGAATCTACAGAGTACATTTTTTAATTACGATGAAGATTGACACTGCTGGCAGAATCATAGGATCATTTCTTGTGGTCACTGCATATTTCATCATCCTACATGTGAATCTATCATTAGGAGTGATTATGCAATTTGTTGGTGATGCTATCTCAGTGCCATTCTTCATCAGAACAAAATCATGGGACGTGGTAATCATGCTCACGTTTCTATTAATCATCTCATCTACTAAATTGCTTTCACCACTATGAAATGGGAAGTTAAACTCTACATTGCTGGTCAAGTCTTCTCCGAACAAGTTATTGCCAGGGATCATAATGACGCTAAAAAAACAGCACTTGCACGAAATCCTACCGCAACGGTTGTTAGTGTCAATGCCAAGTTCATATAAGCCGGCCTTCTAAAGTGTCCCTATAGTATGAACGAAACTAAAATGACTCTCACCGAACGCAACCAAAAGTTGTACGAACTTCGCAAAAAACTTGACCAAAAGCGTATGGAACTCGCATGGATTGAGACTGAGATCATGGCAGTTAAATCACAATATGATCGTCAGAACATTGATCTTTTCGTGGAAATGTTCGGTGAAAAGAATACACTGTGGGATCATCTTGATCGCATGAGCGATACTCCTATGGCAGAAGAAGTCTACGGAGGTTGATTGATGCAAACTACAACAGCAACTTATTCAATTCAAGTTACAAGAGAAGGGGGACATACATCTTTTCTGAAGACAATGCCCACACGTCCAACAACACATAAGGGGATTAAATCACAGAATAATAAGTTATCAAAATGGGTAGAGAAATGCTATCCTGACTTTACATCTTACGAAGTTATTCTTCTTGAATCATGAGAATCGTTCTAGCAGCTATTGTTATCATTATTGGTGCAAACATTGGTATCAGCGGTATCAATGCTATCACAAAGATGCAAGATGCCCGGATGTTAAAACTTTGCAAAGTTGATCCTACGATTGTATCAAACTGTCGGGAGTTACTAAAGCCGGCCCTGTAAACTGTTTCTATAGTGTAAGCACTTCTAACCCACAACCAATGCAAGTCACAAACAGCGTCTGCACAGTTGATTATTTTCCCGAGGCATTTATTGCTGAGGCAGATGAGATCAAAGGAATGAAAGTTACTATTCGTCGTTTCATTCGTCGTGTTACTTTCCGTGTTAATGGAATGAAATCATACAGCACAATCCTTGGTATTGAAGCAAAGTACGATTGGCACGCTCGTATTGCTAACGGTGCTGAGGTAACTGACTTTAATCTTGACAAAATGCCTCGTGAAGAATATACTCCGATGGCATGTGTGGGTTAATTAATGTCACTAATCAAGTCCTATCTTCACACTCTTCAAATGAACAATCAACTCGAAATGCTATCACAAAGAGAACAACTAATGGAGGATATTGATTGTATTATAACATCACAATATTTGGACGATAAAATTAATGAAGATGATATGGAAGATTTAATTCGTGTCTTATGTGATGCAGTCTGTAAGAACTTCCCCACTAACTAACACTCACTCACCTCACTCACTCTAATCATGAACTACACTCTCAAGCAACTTCAAGACCGAGTATCATCTATGATCAAAGAACAGGGAGAGGATGCAGAATGTGCCGCATGGATCTATACTAAGAATGATTGTCATTTGAAAGATGAAGATGGCAACACTGATTATCAGAACAATGTAGAAGATCCTGCACTGGTTAGACGTATCTTTGATGATGTAGGAGACAATGATTACATCTATCAGGTGATACAAGAGGCAGTTGATGAAGTTGTAGAGGAGCAATTGATGCAGTATCAGCAGGAGTTAGTTTAAGATGATATTGAACGAAGAACAACTTTCAAAAATTAAAGATGATTATGCTCAGTTGATTATGGATAATATGGATTATAAAGATATGGAAAGATTATTATTTGATGTTGTTCGTGGTGATATGGATAGTGCAACAGAGGAAGAGATTAAAGATGAGATTATTAATTTCTATAATGTAGAAAAATGGGAGGAGATGGTAAGCCGGCCCTGTAAAGTGTCCTAGTAGTGTAAGAACCCAACCCACTTCAAAAAACCAAAATCATGCGTAAGATCGAATCCCAAATGTGTGCTGCTATTCACAACAATCAGGACTGGTCAAATGCAAATACTCGTGTAATTTATTCACCTATTCGCAACACTTCAGAAGTCTATCTTCATAACAATTTGATTGCAATTGTTACAGATGATGATTTACAAATCTTTGATGGCGGTTATCAATCAGTAACAACTAAGTCTAGACTCAATGCACTTTGCTCTGAGTTTTGTATTACTGGCGAATATGTATTCCAGAAAGATTTCGT